AATAGCTGCTTCGGTCAACCATACCAATTTGATTTTCGACGTGCTTTGGGTAAACACGGGGCTGGTCATTACGACAACTACCGCGCAAGCGATAGCATCGCCCACATTGCCCGCCCGCGACATTAACGGCACGACCAATGGCGAAGGGTGCTCCATCGCGCTGCTTTGCACGGCGGCGGTGGGGCTTGCAGCTGTGGCGAGCAACGCGACCGTCACGTACACCAACAGCGACGGCGTAGCGAATCGCACGGCAACGTTGACAGCAATTGTGGGCTCGCAAGCCCCTGCAACGCCGGTTGCGGGAACGCTCATTTGGTTCAACCTCGCCGCTGGCGATAAGGGCGTGCGCTCCATCCAAGCGATTACGCTAAACACGTCGTGGGTGAGCGGCACGATCTCTTTAATGATTACCCGCGATCTCGCGCAAATCGGCACGACGATCCCGAACGTCGCGGCGCAAAAGCCAATTGCGACGCCCGGCGTAAGGCTCTACAACGGCACGACGGCGCTGCACTGCATCTTGTCCTCTGCCACCACCGCCACGTTTTTCTCTGGCGAATTAGTGGTGCAGGAAAAATAGATGCAAGCTGGTCGCCTAAAACATCGTATCCGTATCGAGCGTGCAACAGTCACGCAAGATACAGACGGAGGCGAGTTAATGGCGTGGGCGTTGCTGGAAACGCGCTGGGCAGAAAAGCGAACGGGGCGCGGGCAGGAATCCGGCGCATCTGGTCGCATTGTGGCAAACGCGCAGACGGCTTTTCACTTGCGTTTCCCGTGTGACATTAAAGAGTCAGACCGCATTGTGCACGCTGGCATTAACTACAACGTATCTCATGTCGAACATCGCAACGATCAGCGGCGCGAGATCGTGGCAACCGTAGAACAGGCATCGCACGATGGGCGCTAGCGCATCGCTCAAATTCAGCGGCGGCGCTGAGTTAGTTGCAAAGTTAAAGGGTTTGAGTGAGGGCGTGCAAAAGCGGCAAGCGCGTTTATCCTTAGCCGCTGGGGCTGAACCTATCCGCAAACAAGCGCAGGCAAATGCAAGCGCATTAGGGCTGCGCAAAACTGGCGCATTGATTAAGAACATCGCCCGCAAGCACGAGAAGCAAACGCAGCCGGGCTATAACGAAATTGCAATTGGCGTGCGTCACGGTCAAAGGTCCGATGTAAAGCGCAGGCTTCGCGCAAAAGGCGCAAGCGCGGAAACGATCGCTGCAAAAGCACGAGAGGCCGACGATCCTTTCTATTGGCGGTTTGCAGAATTTGGCACGTCGAAGCAACGCGCAACGCCATTTATTCGCCCTGCTTTTGAGGCGAAAAAACAAGATGCACTAGACGCGCTTGCGGCACGACTGAAGCGCGGCATAGAAACAGAGCTGAAAAAGTGAAAGCAGAAGAGAACCTTAAGCCGCTGTTAGAGGCAGTGGTTGGGGTTGGTCGTGCGTGGGCAGAAATAGCGCCACAAGAGACAACAGGGCTGTATTGTGTTTTTACAGATGTATCAGGCGTTGTAGAGCAAAACGTTTGCGGCGACGCAACGGAAATTGAGCGGCTTTTTCAAGTTGATCTATACGGCCCGATTCGTAAAGAGTTGCGCGACAAAGCGGCAACGTTGACGGTCACTATCAACCAACAACAAACCATGCAAGTCGAATCAATTTTTGAATCTGATTACGACTTAGACACGAAACTTTATAGGCGCATCGTGCAGGTGCGCATTTACGACGATCTACTCGCGTAGATCACAACAATTTTTTAACGAGCCCTTGCCGGGCTCTTTTTTATTGGAGCAAAGCAAATGGCAAATGCAATTGTATTTAAGGGCTCCGAATTCAAATTCGGAACAAAAAATGGTTCTGTCGTAGCCGGTACGACGATCACGAACGCTGCGTCCGGCGTTTTCACTTCTACGGCTCACGGCCTTGCGAATGGCGACGTGATTTCCATTGTTTCCGTCACTGGATTGGCGGGCTTAGACATTGTCGGTTACTTCGGAACGGTCAAAGCGGTAGCAGCAAATACCTTTCAATTGGTGGTCAACAGTAAAGACCTTTCTACGGCATCGGCTACGGCGGGCGCTACGGCGTTCACTTTCCAAAAGTGGACTATGAGCAAGTCGTGTCAAGTGGTGAACTGGTCATTTACAGACGGTCAGGTTTCTCAGACCGACACCACCGGCCCATGCGACACCGAAGCGACTTCGCAACCTGGCGTGGCTAGCGCATCGACGGTGCAGGTTTCGTTCATGTACTTGCCGCAAGATGGCGTTCAGGCTGGACTTGAACAAGCCAGATTGGACGGTCTCACATTCCCCGGCCTTGTGGCCTTCCCAAACACGAACGTGAACGGCTTCTGGATGGCTCCTATGTACGTGACGCAGTTCAACAAATCCGGTGCGCAAGGTGGCCGCTGGGAGGCCTCTGTTTCCTTCACTCTCGCTGGCGGTCAATCTCGCTATCTGTAACACCGTCGCCGCTTTTGGCAACGCGCCTCGGCTTGATCCTCGAGGCGTTTTTTATTTCATAACAGGAACTAAAAAATGGACTTACGCAGCGCAATCAAATCGGCATCGAAACCGAAAGTGAAAGCCGTTTCTTTCGAAGGAATCACGGGTTTATTTGTCCGTGAGTTGACCTTACGAGATCTCACGACCGCAACTGAAGAGGCGAAAGATTTACGAGCGGCAAAAGCATTCTCCAATGTGTTGTGCGATGCCGATGGAAAGCTCGTATATGACTCGTCGAACGATTCGCATATTCAAGAAATTTTGGGCATGCCGTTTCCGCTGATTGATGCGATCAATAAAGCGGGTGACGCGGGAAACGTCTCGCCTGGCTAAAGGAGTTTCCTGCGCGGCGCGTGATTTTTGCGTTGTCGCTCGCGTGGGGAAAAACTTTAGATGAAGTCCTAGAAATCACGGCAGAAGAGTTTTATATCTGGTGCGATTACTACGGACAAACACCATTTGGAGATGATGGCGAATGGCATCGAAACGCGAACTTGTCCGCAATGGTTGCAAGTTTCGGCGGCAAAGCAAACGCAAATGATTTTCTACCAACGCCATTAAAGCGCTTGGTGGAAAGTTCAGGCGAATTAGTGATTGACGAAATCCCTTTGGTTAAGGTAACAGGCACATAAATGGCGGCACTCGGTAGGCTGACTGCGGTACTCGGGCTAGATAGCGCAGAATTCACGTCGGCCTTAACCCGTGCTGAGCAAAAGCTAAGTGACTTTGATAAAGGGCTAGAGCGTGCCGTAGTAGGCGGGCTCAAGTCATTTGCTGGTCAATTCATCGCCGCTGAAACTGCAATTCGCGCTTTTGATGCAGCACTAGCGCGGGCGCAGTCGCAGCAAAAATTTCTTAGCGATTTAGACGATTTATCTGAAATCGCTGGCGACACCGTAGAGAATGTTTCACGCCTTGCTGAAGCCATCAAGATCGGCGGCAAGGATTACAACATCCTTGGCGATGCTGCTGGAAAGCTCGCACGCGGCCTGCGCGGACTAGATGAAGAATCTAGCACTGCAAAGGAAACGTTTAAGCGTTTGGGCATCGAGACAAAAGATGCTGCTGGAAATCTTCGCGGCTCTGCGGCGCTGATTGAGGATTTCGCAAAAGCGATAGAGCCTTATGGCAGCTCGTTAGAGAAGTCAATCATTGCGCAACAGGTGTTTGGCAAATCTGGCGCGGCAATGTTGCCAGTGCTCGCAGATATTGCAAAGTACAGTAAAGATGCGACGGGCGCAACGACCGAACAAGCAGCGGCGGCAGAGCGCCTAGAGCAAGCGATTAATCGTAAATCTCTAGCGTTTGATAAGGTCATTCGTCAAATCACTATTGACGTTACGCCTGCGCTCACGGCGCTCTATACGTTAATGCTCGGCACGAGCGGTGCAACTGATACAGCATCAAATAGCCTTAACGCATTAACGAAAGAATCGACGCTAAAGAAATTCGCCGAAGAGTCCGTCATTGGGCTGGCGACGCTTTACGATGCGTTTGTTTCTGTTGGTAATATCGCAAAAATCACTGGCGCTTCGATTAAGCTCGCGCTTAATGAGGCGGCGGCTGGGCTAGAGGCTGCGGTCACGCGTAATTTCAGCGGACAGGCTGCGCAGATTGCAGCGCAAGAGCGTGCCGGATTGCTCGCAACGATCCGTGGTACACCAGCGTTTGACAACACGCGCGAGACGCTTGCACGGCAAGAAATCGCCCGACAAAACGCGCTAAATAGTTCAGCCGGTGGCGGTCGTGGCAGCGTTGGTTCGTTCGGTTTTAGCAGTAATGATGCAAGCCTAGGTTTTGCCGTTTTGCCAAACAAGAACAAAACACAAGCACAAGCGGCGATCAAAGACATTCGTGAAGAGTTCAACAAACTCGTCTTTAGTCTCACGAACGATGATTTAGGAATCTCCGATAGTTTCCTCAAAGAGTTAAATCTTCTTAAAGCTGGCTTTGATCGTGGGCTAATTCCATCGTTAAGCGAATATCAGAAACTTGTTGATTCGCTTTACGCAAAGCAACCATTTGCAAAAGCGCAAGAAAAGGCAGTACAGGACTTAATTAAGTATCTCGACGATGCAGAGAAATCATATGCGTCATTGCTTAAAGCTGAGCGCGATATTGTCGCTGAAATTGGTTTAGAAGAGGAAGCTTTAATCCGTTTGCGCACGGCACGAGAAGCTGATGCAGCGGTGCAAAAGGAAAAGCAAAACCGCGCGGCGCTAGGCGTTTCGTTCACTGCTGAAACTGAGGCGGGAATTCGCGCGACGTTCAAAGACATTGAGGCAACGCGTCTTGCGGGCGTAGAGCGTCGCAAGTACGTTTTAGCGATTGACGATCAAAAGAAATCTAACCAGTCGCTTCTCGATTCTGTAGCGCGTCTCTACGACCAAGAGGCCGGGGCGTTAGCCGTTGTCGGCAAAACAGATGAAGAGCGGCAGCAATATTTAATCACGCTGCAAAAGCAGCAAATCATTGCATCGTCGCTCTCTGAAACGCAAAAGCAGGAGGCGTTAAGCCTACTAGATCAAGCCGACGCAATGCGCCAAATGCGCGAAGCAGCAGAGCGCACAGCAGACGCTTACAAGAAGTATGAAGAAGCGCAAGCACGCGCAGCTGAAGATGGTGCGCAATGGCTCGCGGACATGGTGACGGGTGCGCGTGATTTCAGCGATGAAATCGACAACCTCGGCAAGCAATTGCTGAATGTGTTTGCAAAAAAATACATTCTGCAAATCGCCACGGGCGGCGGGTTTGATCCTAGCAATATTCTCAACTCAATTTTTAATGGCAAAGATTCGCCGCTTGGCGCAATAACGTCTTTGCTTGGCGGCGGTGCTGGCGGTGGCGCGGGTATTTTGGGCGATCTATTCAGCGGCAATCTCACGGGCGCGGGCTCGCAGATTGGCGGCGTGCTCGGCTCGATTGCCGCTTACAAAGACGGCATTGTCGGGCTTGGCAGTGTGTTCGCCAACGCAATCCCAGTTGTCGGACAAATCGGTTTAGCCATCGCTGGCGCGGTCAAGATTATCAAGTCTCTCGACGGCGCGAACAAACCGGGCTTTCGCATTAACACGGGCTTCAACAAAGACGGAAAAGGCGAGGGCGAGGCGTTCGATACACCGTTCGGTCGCATCGTGTTTGAGGGGACGGCTATCGAAGCAAACGCCCGTGCGTTTGACCAGGTTGTCGCGCAGATTCGCGCTTTGGGCGAGGGAATCAAAGACGTGTTCAACGTCTCGGATGAAGTGGCCGCGTCGATCTCAAAGCAAATCAACGCGTTATCAGACCCCGCTTTCATCAAGTGGAAGAATGGCGATGGCAGCGCGGAAACTGAGGCAGCGACTAAAGCATTTTTACAACGCTATTTTGGCACGATCTTAAGCGGTATCGACGCTGGCATTGATGGCCTCGACGACCAATTAGCAGCGCAGGTAAAGGGCTTCGCTGGCACTGCGGACGAACTGTTGCAGTTCGCAACGCAGGCGTTGCAGTTTCAGACAATCATTGAAAAACTCGGTCTCGACGCATCGCTATTTGCCGACGCACTGCAAAGCACAGAGGGCATTCAGTCCGCAACGGCGCTGCTCGCAAACTACTACGACATCGTAACAACCGCAGAAGACAAGCGCGAGCTGCTTTTAAAGCAAGTCACCGCTGCGTTTGCAGAGTTCGGACAGGTGGCTCCTACTTCTGTTGCCGGGCTGCGCGCAATGTTCAACGCCGCAACAGAGGTAGGCGACACCAAAGTTGTGAACGGCATTCTTGCGGCATCTGGCGCATGGAGGGAGTTGTATGGCACCGTAGGCGATGTCACAAGCGCTATTGTCGAGGCTGGAGCCGGGTCTTTCGGTGGCGCGCGTAAAGGGTTCGGACAGCAATCGTTTGATCAGTTCGAGAAAGACGCCGCCGCCTTTGCGGCGCTGCGCATCGCGTTGCTAGGCGACACGAGCGCCGGTGAACTCGCGCAACGCGCCGAGTCGCAACGACAAGTTGCAGTTGCGTGGCGGCGTCTCACTGAATCATCGCGATACTTCGAAGGCAAAAAACCCGAAGACCTGCTGAGCTTTTTGTCGCCCGAGATTTACTCCACGCTTAACGACGCGCAACGAGAATGGCTCGATACCGCAGCTGACGGACTAGCCAATCTCAAAACCGCTGCTGAATCATTCCAAGACGCAGCGCAGAGCGTTGTAAGTGTTGGTGACTTGTTCTCTGTTGGTGCAACAGCAAAGGCTGAAATCGCGGCGCTGACTGAGCAATCGAATGCGCCATTACTCGACAAACTCGCCACGCAAATTGCACTGCTCGGTGCGCGGCGCGATGCGGTAGACACGACACGCGACGACTACGGCGCTGGTTCGCTCATCAAAATTGGCTATCAAAGTGAAATCGATGCAGTTTCGCAACGACTCACGAATCTCATCCGGCTCAATTCGAAATACGGCAACGAGCTGGGCGATGACGTGCTCGCGCTCGATGAGAAATTCGCTTTATTGAAGTCGCAGTATTCGAACACAGCAACGGAGATCGCATATCTCACCGATGAGTACAACAAACAGCTCGCGGCGATTCTCAACGTCACGGAAGCTACGTCGGACTTTACCAAGGCGTTCGAGTCGATAGCAAATCGCATTGCGCAATCACGCGAAACTGCGGTAGAGAAGTACGAGGCGCTGACCATTTCGGACGCCTCCCCGCAATCGCTAATTGAGCGGTTTAACCAAGCGACAGGCCAGTTCAACGCGGCGCGTGGCGCGCTCGACGCTGGCACACCTGACACCGTCAATCGCTTTACGCAAATTGGCGATGAACGCCTGCGAATCGCAGCGGAAACGTTCGGGCGTGGCAGCGCGGAATATGCGCGCGTGTTCAACGATTTCAGCGGATCGCTGAAAGATTTTGCAACGCTAGACCTACCCGTCAACATTCCAAAGGCGATTGCTGATAGCGGAGTGAACACTGTCGCGGCGATCAAAGATTTAACCGATCAGGTGCGCGTGCTGCGTGAACAAAACGCGCAGCTTGCGCAAGCGCAAATTAACGCGACGATCGCGGGCTCTGCGAACGTCGTGCGGTCGCTACCCTCTGCGCCGCTGCTTAGTCCGGTGGCTACGGTATGAGCGCGCCCGATCCAGTTTGGGCTGCGCAGTACGAGCAGGCGAGCCGCCCGGTTGTGGTGGTGCTCGCGCTTGGCTACAACACCAACACCGACCCGTACAATCCTCCGTCGATTGTTGACCGACGGTTTGCCGTCAGCTCGTATGGAACGTTCTTAAGCGACGGCGTGACGCAAATCAGCGCGGGAAATGTGACGCACATTATCGACGGAAATCTGAAGTCGCTAGCGCCACACACAATTTCACTCGAACCAGTGACGCGCAGCGG